GGCTAAAGTGTTGTAGCTTGAACTCCACCCCGGAAGCGAAGCGTACTGCGACATAAGTGCAGACACGATCGTCGCCTGGTTACTATCGAGGTACGTCGCATCGGCGTCATACTCTGCGACAGTAACTGTACCGTCAGGGATCTGAACAGCGTACCGGTACCCCGAAGAAACAAGCGCATAATCGCCGAACGTGTTGTTCGAGTTCGCAATCGTTACCTGGCCGCCGTTATGCGCCCAGATACCAACCCGGCTCCAGTTGGTGAATACTGACACCAGCTGAACGAATGCGTTGTTGGTGATGGCATAGCCTACACCGTTCGGGTTGATCGCAGTGAAGCTGTCTACAACTACAGATCGCAGAGGACTGTCGGGGTCGAGGACTGCGCCGTCAGCCAACAAGTTACCGCCACCTACCGGCATATCTGGATTGCCGTTATTTCGGTCGATCGGCAGAGCCATCTGGCCCTGCGAAAAGGCATGGAGCTGAGAGCAATCAGCAACGTAGGGCGACCGAGTAATGATCTCCCCGGACTTGAACACAAACGCCCAACCTTTGGTGGGGACTGTCAGGTTATCAGCGTCTGTCTCAAGCGGGTTGAACCCGATGGTTTCGTGCTGCAGCCCAGAGAATGTGAAGCCGCGAACCTTAACACCGCTGGTCAGCTGGAACATGTTGTTCTGCTCCTGCCCACTCGGCAGGCTCAGCTTGGTCACGCGCAGGTCGTAACCATACAGGGCGCAGTTCTGCGGGATCACAGTGTCGGGCTGGACTATATACTCACCCGGCTGAACGATCGTCACGCACGATGACCCGTTTGTCGCCATCTTCGCGATCGCTGCGTTGATCGTCGCCAGTGGTTTGCTCAGGCTGGTCCCGCTGTTCGAGTCGCTGCCGTCCATCGTGACGTAGAACGTACGCGCGACCGGAAACTCGGGGATTGAAGACTGGGGCCATTGGAACGCTCCGGGGACATTGACATCCTCGGCCTCAACGTAGTTGGTGCGGCCAGACACCGCGGCGAACGCAGCGCTATGCGCCCAATCAAGGCGGATCACATCCACCGAACCTGTGGCGTTTAGCGTCTTGATGTACGGCACCACGTACACCGCCGTAGCCGGCGGGTTGAGGTAGGCCGCATCCACGGTCGAGGAGATAAGTTTGGTTGTACGCTGTACCCCGTCCGCAACCGTAGCGGTGTTGGTCTCTACGACCACATCCCCGCCGCCGATGACGTCGAAATCAGCGTCCAGGTAATACAGGCCGAGCTGGACTTGGGGCGTACCGGTAGCCACGTCAGCGTGTCGATAGAACTCCCACGTCACTTCAATGTAGTCATCTACCCCAGTCCGTAGGTGTGCCCGCTCCGCAATAGAGAGCGTATTCAGACCGATAAGCCGCCTCACATAGCCGTACGTACCGAAGACCTCAGAGCCTGGGGCAGACACCGCTGCTTCCGTGCGGCCCGTCAGCGACGACGAGAACGCCTCTGGCGTGTCTCCTGGAAACCCAGCCTGCCGGCGGAAGATATGGGAATTACGGACGGACACCGCCAAGGACACAACGCGGAGCTCTGCTCCAGCGCCAGGGTCGGCCCCTAGAACGATCGACGTACCAACCAGTGACCAGTCTGCAGTCTCTTGGTAGACCCCGTCGAGGAACACCAGCAGTTTATCTGCCGCCCCGGGGTCTTCACCCAGGTCATACGTCAGCACCCCAGCTGAGGTAGCGGCCGTGTACTCCTTCGACACGGTGTCAGCAGCGATGTCATCCGAGATGGCCGAATAGACGTCCGACGTGACAGTCGTAAGGAGGGCAGTGGTGGAAGCGTCGGCGGCGTCAGTGGCAGCGTCCACGATGGATGCGGCGGTGATCCGCTGCTCTACGACCGAACCTGCCGGGAAATTCAGCGCTGACGTGCCCTCAGCCGCCCGTACAGCGATGAGGCTATCGCCTACGCGGGACGTGACCCGGACGATCTCATAGGCGCCCGAGGGGGCCAGCAACGTGGCGTAGAAGTGATCCGAGACACCAAGTGTCGGGAATAGGTCGCCCTCGCCCGCCTGCAGCGTGATGGTGTAGTCGCTAGCGGAGATGGCCGCCGCGAGTGTACCCCGAGCTCTGTTAGTGAGGACGATCGCCATGCTGCTCTCCTATACGACGACCCGCAGGTCGCCGGCGCTAGTCTTGTACGCCCGCCCAACTGCCAGGCCGCCGGCAACCGCCGCAGCGTTGTCAGCATAGGTAGGGACACCACTGAAGTCGGCAGTCGGGATAGACGTCGCGAACAAACTGGTGAACACTGCAGTAGCCGCATCATACGCAGCGTCGGACACAGCCTGGGCAGTCACACGAAGCTCGACGATCGTACCCGCGGGGAAGCTAACCGGAGTTGTACTCTCAGCCCCACGTACAACCGTTAGTGTATCTACCGCCCGGGCAGTCACCTTAACAATCTCGTACACACCCGAAGGCGCTAGGAGGGTGGCGTAGAAATATTGCGACGCACCCAACGCTGGGAACGCAGCACCTTGACCGGCAGTTAGGTATAGCGACGTAGCGGTGCTAGCAATGCTGCTAGCCAGGGTGCCGCGGGCTCGGTTCTGGAGGACTACAGGCACTACGGAACTCCTAAGCGAACGGCCGCATCTGGACGGACATGGAGCCCCGGGCGTTGCCCAGGTTGGCTCGTGCGCGTCGCTGCGCCACCTCTACGGCGAACTGCTGCGCATGGTACCGAGCCTTCTCGGCACGCATGGAGGCAGCCCTTGAATCCGACACATCGGCACCAACCCACGTAGAACCTGGCGTCGTCATAATCTCGTGGAGGGCGCTGTGATAGATAGCGTCTTCGAGCTCATCGAAGACAACCTCGGGGAGGCCGGTAGCAGTCCGGGTCGGCCGCAGTGCGTAGAACATCCGCAGCCGATAGGTCTGCTCGTCATCGGGCAGTGGCAATACCACGAACTTGTCTGGTGTAATCTGGCATACCGCCCGAGGCGTAGCCCCGTCGGTAGTCGAAGCCTCCGACGTAGTGTACCCAGAAGGGCCATCGAATGGTGCTTCGTCGAACTCCGGCATACCCACCAGGGAGCCGCCGGCGCTAGACCACAGGGATGCAAACGCCTCGCCGCTATACAGGTCAGCCCAAGCTGGGTAGCGCTCCAGCGCCTGCTCTAGCGTGATCCGATCCAGCGGGTAGTCGTTGAGATATGCGCCGAACACAGCGTGTACATCCGAGTCCGCCGGCTTGGCGTAATCATAGACATGGACGCCCGGGTCCAGGGTACGCAGCGGCTCGGCGTGTCGCCACAGGAGCGTGCGCTCACAGGCACGGATCGCCGCACGGCTCAGGGCCTGCTCGATAACCGGCGTAGGGCAGTGCTGCGCGTGCAGCGTCACCCTATCCAACAGCGAGGTGTAGGCCCGTGTCGCCATCAAACAGCCTCCATACGAGACAGAGCAGAAGCGGAGTCGCTAAGCTCTCTAGCCTCAAGGCCCAGTTTAAGCCCTTCGAAGAAATTCTTCAAGGCCGCATCTGCCTGACCCGAAGTAGCATACTCGTCATCGGCCGCCATTACCATAGCCACAACACCGTCGATGATGACCGGCGAGTACACATCCTTCGGCGCGGTAATCGTACCCGCCAATGCGTAGGTAGATGGGGCCTGAGCGTACTCTACAGTCACCGTAGCCCCAACAGGTGGCGGAGGATACAGGAAGAACAACGTGGGGTTGCGGATATGCCGCATGTAGTTCACCGGCTGCGCCGGTGAAGCGCTGCGCCAGGTTGGCGCAGACCGGTCCATCATGTCGCGGGAGACTTCGACCACCGCCCGGCCATCTACCGCATGGACATCGACAAACCGGATCGCGTCGGCCGGCAACGTCTGCGTAGCATCCGCCGACACCACTGTGATATCAGTCACCAAGGCGAACAGGTCCGGCCGGATCATAGCCATACGGCGCAGAACCTGATTGACGTGCCCTAGGAGGTAGTCATCAGAATACCGGTAGGGCGCGCGGGTGTCCTGGACCAGCTTGCGTACCTCGACGATGATATCAGCTGGCGTCACTCAGGCAGCCCCCGGGAAGCGTCCTCACGAATCTCGATATCGACGGAGCTCTCTTCCTCCGCAACCTCATCAATATCCGTGAACAGGTCGAGCTGCGGATCAGCCGCCTTCTTCTTGCGGGTAGCGCGCCGTTTCTCGGCCGTCTTGGCCGGGAAGGCGTCTTCTTCCGACACCTCAACGCACCTTGCGTTGGCCGCCAAGATGGGGTTCCATCGGTAGATGGTGCCGTCGGCGGTGTTTCTGAGATACTTCTGCGTCATAATGTACTACCACTTCACCCTGTCAGCCCAGTACGCCGCGCTCATCTTGCCCTTGGCGATGTTCTTGGCGTGGCGGGCTTTGAATGACTTACGCCGGTTGGCGTATGCCTCAGATTCACCGGCCTTCTTGGGTGAGCCGGACACACCCTGCTGACCGAAACGGATTACCTTCTCCTTGCCCCCAGAGCAAGCCTTCACGACGTGGGACTTGGTCGGGTGCTTGGGGGTGCGCTTCGGCTTGTTACAAGCCATATTCGACTTATCGACGCGGGTGGCCATTAAGACTTCCCTTTCTTAGCGGTTTTCGCAGAGTCGCGGAACGCCTTTTCAGACGGAGCACCCTTAGCCCCAGGCTTACGCATCTTCTCGCCGCTACCGGCTTTGATCCGCTTCCGCTTCGCGTGGATGTTAGCGTAGAGCCCAGGTTTAGCCATCAGGCTGTAACTCCCTTAATCACCATGAACCGGACGGTGAGCTGCTCTGTGACTGTGGCGGAGTTATTGGTGTTGTGGATGACAATATCACATGCCCCCGCGGCAATTCGCAGAACACCGACATCATACGTAGATGTCGTCGGTCCAGTGCCAGCTACCGCGTCGCCAACCAAGCAGACCTGGACTATATCCGTAGCCCCGATCGTGCTGTTGGTGAGCGTAAACCGCTGGGAACTAAGTCCTGCGACAGACGCGGAGACTAGGGTGATATCGCCGCAAATCTTATCCAGCGTCACACCCGTCGTGCGGCTGGTAAGCTGCGTAACAGTACCGCCAGTGCCTGCGCCAGCGTACCCGAAAGACTGGCTAACCTGCAGCTCATCAACTTCGATGAGTGTCACGCCGGTGAACGACCCAGTCATAGTAACGCCAGAGATACTACCGCCTGTGATGCTAACTGCGTCGCTGTCTTGCGTAGCAATCGAACCAAGGCCCAGGTTCGTCCTAGCACCGGCGGCATCAGACGCGCCGGTGCCGCCATCGGCAACAGCGAGGTCCGTGATCCCAGTAATCGTACCGCTCGTGATATTTACCCGCGGTAAGTTGGTGACGTACGAAGCGCCCGGGACGATGGTAATATTTTGGTCGGACGAAAAGGTAAAAGTCCCACCGAGTACCGCAATGGTCCGGTTGGAGACGGTTAGATTATCGGCAAACACCGCCGACACGCTACCGAGTTTTAGCGTGGTTACGGTACCGTCGCCGCCGCGAACTAGGTTCGGCGTACCCGTGACACCCTCACTAATATGCAAGAGTTGCTGGTAGGTGTCTTTGATCGACTCAGCAGCCAGATTGGTAGCCATGGAACCTCCATCGGTGGATGGGGGCCGAAGCCCCCATCACCTTAGTTGCAGTCAACGACCAGCGCCCAGAGCCGCATCACAGCTGCGTCAGCAGCGTTCACGGTCTTGACGTCGATCGTGTCGGCGGCAGCGTAATACTTACCGGCAGAATACCCCTTCACAGTGTTCGGAGCACCTTCGGTAAGGGCCAGGGTGGAGGCATAAGACGCCACGGTGTTGGCGTTCACACCATCCAAGTAGCCATCAGCCGCAGAGCCATCGCCGATGTCGATGGTCAGCGTGCCGCCTTCGGCAGTCGTCACATCCAAACCAACAGCCATGACATAAGACTTGGCCGGAAGCTGGATGACTTCGAGGACGTCGCCGGAGGTCAGCGCCGTAGCGCCAGCCGCCGCACGCGCCACCGCAATCGCAGCGAAGTCGAGCTCCACTTCGATCTTGGTGACGGCCCGGGTGCCTTCGTACGGGTACGCAGCCGCGGTACCCTTATTGAAGCCGTGAGAGTCGGTGTAG